TTCCCAAGCAGAGAGGGAGTATTGCCAGCCATCCCACCTGTTTGCGGGATGATGCCCGGCGTATTTCCTCTGCCCGGGAACATATCTCTCAGGACTTTCCTGCGGCCTTCGCCTATGCCTGTGCCAAGCTCTCCAGCCTTCTTGTAAGCCATGCCGGAGAAGACGCCAGACAACGCCCTAGCAGCCTGACTGCCTGCGTCCATCCGGTGTCTCAATCCCTGTCCTGTCGCCATGCGACGCAGCTGGTTGGATACTTGTTGCTGTTCGAGCATCTGACGCTCTTGCTCTGTCAAATCCCCCATTTCCAGCAGGACTTGAATCTGCTCATCGGTCCACATTACAACCTCCCGTAATCAACCATCAGGAAGCCCGATGGGTCTGTATGCACAGCATGCGGGTTCTCCTGCGCCATCACCCCAACCTGACGCGGGCCTCCCCAAATGTATTCGTACTCGTACCAACCGTCTCCCAAAGGCTTGATGTTCTTCTTCAGTCGCTTGTCGCTGAACATGAATGCGCCTTGTGCAGCAGTGCCCAACATCGAACCCCAATCGGTTTGGTTCGCCAAGTCATACTCGCCCTGCATGCCTGCGGCGTTGAGATAGTTGGTCGATTCAGCCCGGCCAGAGGTCGAAGTTGGTTGACCTTGTGACATATCCGGCAGTCCAACCTGCTGTCCCGTTAGCAAGGCGTTAAGCTCGTTCAGCCGCATACCTCTACGCTGTGCCTGTTCGGCAATTTGCTGCCTGCGTAGATCATTCTGGAAGCCTGCGGCGCCCGTAGCCAAGCCAAGTTCTCGTCCAGCTTCCTGACCGCCACCGGCGATAGAGGCCAATGCAGCCTGCTCATAGGCTCTCTGACGGCTGGTGTCCATGCCCTCCTGTGCGCGTCTGAAGGCTTCTGAGCCACCTTCGAGCGGAATGCCCATAGCGGACATACGAGCACGTCTGGCTTCTTCTGACTGGGTTAGCTGCGGCTCGATCATGTTCATCTGCCGCTGGAACAAGGCTTGTTCGGCTCTGTCTCTCGCCTGCGTCGGGTCATAGCCCATGTCCTCAAGGCTCGCCTGTTGGGTCATATCGTCCCAATTAAACGGCTCATCAAAGGCTTCTGTGGCTTGGCCTAACAGGGTTCCGGCGGCTTCACTGCGCCCTTGCTGGATACCCATTTGCGCATCCAGAGCAGCCTGCTGTTCCGGAGCGAGCGTAATATCGCTCTGCCAGGACGTAACCTGCTGTCCAGTGCCGGGGTCAATAGCAGTCCCGGGGGTCCACTGCTGCGAACCCCATGGTGTGTTCATCGTCGGGCGGTTAGCCCAGTTCTGAGCAGCTACATTTTCCTTGCTGGAAGTAGCCTGTTCCTCTGCCGCGCCCCGATAGTCTGGAGCCGGAGCGCCTTTGCCTCCGCCTTTGCGAAGCTCAGTGCGCAGCCGCAGTCTTCCCGCGCCGTACTTTTTTTCCATTGCCCTGTTCCTTTTCCCTCAGATACCGGCATTGCTCTTTCGTCATGGAGAAGATGACAATATCCCCGCCGTTATCATGTGCGCCTTCTATGCGCCCAATCTCGACAAACCCCAAGTGCTGGTCATACACCATCGCCTTCTCGTTCAGGCTGTTGACGATGCCAATGAGCCTTTCACGCTTTAAATGCGTAAAGGCGTATTCAAAGCTCGCTTCCAGCATTTCCCTCGGCGAGTAGTTATACCCGGGCGCGAGCGCCACATGAATCTGGCAACTGTTCCCCATGAAGCCGCTAAAGGCCACGGCTGCGCCTAATGTTGCACCACCTTGTTGGTCTTCCTGCAGCCAACCGAGATAGATCGTTTGCTCGCTCGGATCTACGCCCGCAAGGTTACGCATGAAGTTGGCAATCATTTCCCGCTGTGCGCGGTGTTGTTCAATCTGCTGCGACGTGTTTGGTGCAATTATCACAATGGGCCTCCTGGTATCGTCCAATAATCCATCCCGGTAAACCGGGTTCCACCTTCAGCCTGGAAATCCACCTGTGCTGTTATTACGTATCCACCACCGCTGGTCCCAATCCAAGACAGGATAGGCGTGAGCGTTCCAGCCCACTTTGCCTGATTCCAGTTGGCCCGGTCCCAAAGCGCCTGTTCAGTTGGCTGCGGAGGCGATGAGGACGAAAATCCAGGGAACTCGTAATCTGCCAACACCTTTATGCTGTATGTCGGGTTTCTCGTTGACAGAATCTTTGGTTTGACCATGGGCACGCTCTTGTACTGGCTGGCTTGTCCCAAGGCCGCGTATGCGGGTATTACTCTTGCCTGTATAAAATCTCCCGGCTCTCCTGTAAGGGGGACGTTATCCGTCTTGTCCAGAAACATCAGATAGACCTCGCCACCAGCACCGCTGGCTTTGGAAGTCCCGCCAAAAGTCAGGTGGTCATGGTTTAGAAGGCACTTAACAGGCAAGTCTTCGAAATCAGACCATGCGTTAGTCGTATTCACCATCGTGAACTGCCTGACCGTCCTCGATCCTGTCGTCTGAGGCACACCGATAACCGTCAAATCCTCGTTCGGGAGTATCTTCAGATACCAGTCCTCACTGTTCGCAAATTGGCTAATCAACTCCGTTAGCACGGGGTCAATCTTGGAGGAAATGGTGACGTTCATTTCCTGCTCAATGGTGCTGGTCTGCGTGAGCTTGGACAGAGGCATCGTGCCGCGAGAGGTCAGGATGTGAACATCGCCCCCATAGGGGTCAACCTGCCTTCGTCCTGCAGGTAATGGGCCTGCGTACCAGATGCCATGCAACTGGAAAGCATTTGGGTCAGATCCGGCTTGATCCGGGTCATATCCCTTGTAGATGACTATATCGCCATTGCTTCCAACAGCTACCAGAAGGTCATCTATCCCCTCTCCGCCGTCGATAGTCCAGTTGGCTAGAGCAACCAGATTCCCGCCATGGCGGAACTGAGAGCCAAAGTCGAACTGCTTTACCTCTCCTGTGATCTGCTCTGGAGGCAAGTACCAAGCCCTGCTACTGTTCTTTTCGACAAACCAGAGGCGCTTCTTCCAGACCATCAGATAAGCAAATGTGTCCGGGTCGGCTCCGTTTATGTCTCCCGGAGTCGTGCCTGCCTTGATCTGCGTAAATCCAGTCCCGGCTACGCTGAAGCCATTGCTGAATCCAGATGAGAAGCCGGGTCCAGCAAAGGTGAAATAACCACCTTCATGGTTACAGGTGAGAAGAAAGCTACCTGCTGCGTTCTGGAAGTTTCTCCAGGACCAGAAGTTGCTCAACGCCACATTTGGGTCAAGCAAGGGTGTCCATGGGCCGCTGCCGCCCGGGGTTATGTCGTAGAGGTTCTTGTTGCTCGCAGCAAAGAGGCTTCCAGCCACAGTTACAGTCTTGAATGAACCTGAAGACTGCCCCTCGTCTGGAGGGTAGTAGGACATGATCGTGCCTACAAAGTCTCCAGCAGGAAGCCCGGTAGCCCATTTCCTGTACCCGCTCCTTACACGCAGGCCATAAGACGTACTCAGCACATTTACCAGATCAATGGCATCCGTAGGCTGCATGTCCTCATAACTGTCACGCGCATTCAGGCCCGCCACAGGTAGTGGCTGCGTTGCAACAAGCCCCACTTGGGGGGTTGCTCTGCGGTTGGGCCTTTGGTCAAAGAACATCAGAAATTGCCGTATCCAGTGTCAGGAACATTCGCACCATCCAGATAACGTCCTGCTGCCCATCTGCTGTTAAGCGACTGATAGGCGGCAATCTGGTTGCGCTGTGTCAGTTGTTGGATGCGCTCCATAAACTCGTTCTGGTAGCGTGTCGTATCCATGCCCCTGGTTTCTGCCCACTTTGTCTTGAGTGCAGCCACCATGGCGGTGTAGTCGAACTGAGGCGTATCGCCGTTCTTCTCTACCCGCTCCTTAAATGTAAGGCCGTCTTCGTCCAGAACCCAATTACGGTCGATGTACTCAAAAACAATCTTCTCCTGATCTGCAGGAGGGGTCATGAAATACATCTTGTCGTTGAAGATGCGTACAGCAGGGTTCACAAAGAACGACTTGGATAACCACACTTCAATCTCTGCCCATGTCTGAGCAGTGATAACGAGCACAGGGCGTCGCTTTGCATACGACCAGCCGGTGTTATCCACGAAGCGGGAGATACTGGTGGGCAGGTCGTATTCCCGCGTAGTTCCGTCTCCGATGACTTCAAACGCTTTCCTGAACTGCTGCCACGGGAACAAGTCCATCAACATCGGGCCGATGATGTTGTAGTAAGACGCCATGATGTTGGCGTTCTTGTCCGCACCAAAGGCGTCGTTGGGCTTATCCTGACTGAGCTGTACCAGCGCGTCCTGTATTTGGGCTAATGCTGTGCCGTATGCAAAGAGAGACATTATTTCTCGATCAATTTATCCTCTAGCGTTTTGATCCGCGCTGCCATATCCAAATTCAGCTTTTTTGCAGCATCCAGTTCACCTTGCAGCTTCTTGATAGGCGCATTGTTCTTTGTGATCTTCATGAATTCCTGGGCCTTGTTCTTCAGCCCGTTGAAGCCCATGAGGCTTTGTCCTGCGCTATCAGGCGTTCCCGCCAGTTGCTCGACAGTCCGGATGTTGAAGTGCTTGAGGTTTTCTGCTTGCGCGGGCGTAACTTCCGGCCACATGGATAGTGGCATGCCAATTACCGTTTCTGATTCCTTGTCCATACGCTGCTTGAACGCTGCGTAATGGCGCGGAAAGCGTGACTTGTCAGTTTCACGAATTGGGCGACACACCACATTGTCTTTGCTGCCAGGGATGCGAATATCAATCCACTCGCTGTCCTTGTAAACAATATGGCCTGCTTTCTCGCTGGCGTCGTGGTCTTGTTCTTTATCGATAAAGAATTTCACCATCAGGCTGTCATCGCCTGCATTGGGGGATTCGTGTACTGCGTGATCGTACTCAAGTGTTTGCATAGGTGCCTCCTATGTTGCGGGTGGGGGCGGCGGGGCCGCTTCGGAACTGAACGTGTAACGGGCTTCTAAATTGCCTTCTGGAGTTAACTTCACACGTTCAAATGTGTAGAACAGTCCCGGCGTCATGCGTGACTCAATCCACTTCGTCAGATCGTCCGCAGGGATTGCAACTGTGCCTGATCCTTCTTGCTTTACCGTTGTCATGACTAGACCGCCGATACCGTTGGTGAAAGCGTCGCACTCAACAAGAGCGCGGCGAAGTTAAAGGTGCCTGCAGACGTGCTGGACAAGCGAAGCTCTAAAGTGTCATTAACGGCAATGCCGACAAACGGGATCTGCACGTCCATCGTTATGTAGTTGCTTGTGCCGGTCGTGTTTTCCGTTACGAGCGTTCTTGGCTCTGCAACGCTGTTTCTGAAGACCTGCATTATCAGATCATTGTTGTTCGGGCCTGAGAA